GGGTTCGAATCCCCCAGCTTCCGCAAACAAATCTCAAGAGAAAAAGAGCTAAGTTTATAAGACTTGGCTCTTTTTAAATCCATAAAATGCCGGTGGGTTCGTCTAACGGTTAGGACACATGCCTCTCACGCATGTAATACGAGTTCGATTCTCGTACCCACTACCAACAACATTAAAAATCAACAAGTTACAAAGACAAAGAACTAAAACGGGGACTAAAATACAAAAAGGCAGCTTATTCGGCTACCTTTTCTATTTTCTCCTTAAACAATCTCAACTGATCTATACTAGGATGAAAAGTAGGATTCTCCCAGTTCCTAGAGATAACCGAAATCATTGAATCCAGATACTTCCCGCAGTCAAGAATCTTCGCACATTTATCCAATTGAAACTCTCCGGAAGGATATTTCTTGTTGTCAAGAACATCCTTAGCCCATGTCAGTAACTCATTCACCGAGTCGTGGTTGTATTTATTTTCCTCCGCCATAATAACTTTGTTTTCGGCAAAGGTATAAAAAATCCCCGACTACATAGCCAGGGACAAGCACAAAGATACAACTCTTGCAATAATCGCAAGAGGAATCAGCCAGTATAGCCACTTTTCTAGGCGTTCCATAGCATTACTAGCAGAAGCCGGCAGAAATCCGAGTGGTATCGGTCGTCTGCTTGTGAAATCAAATCATCTATGTAGTCTTTTTCTCTCATTTTCGCCTGTATTTCTGACAAAATGCCCCTTAATATCTTCGGCATAAGTTCTTCCTGCAATGTTCACACAAGAAGTTCTTCGCTATTGGAAACATCTTCTGACCTACCTCACCGGAAAGATATTGGGCTTCCTCCCCGTAAGGATCAATATTGAATACCTGTGAGATATGCCGGCACAAGTGCCCTTTTTCGTGGTCCCATGAGTTTTGAAACTCTCCCGGGGAAGAAGTGAGAGCAATTACCATCACAGTCTCACGGTCCTCAAAGTTCGAATAAGTAAGACCGGTATTGAGAACCCCGGAAGAGAGGTTTCTGTATGCCTGTTTGAAATCCTCTCCTCTACAACCGATACGGTGAAGTGCGCATAGAATATCACTGGTCCAGTAAGTCGTTACGGCATAGTACACCTTAACTATCCAATCATATTTCGGTATGTAGAAATCTTGAACTATCATAATCAGAGCATATCATCCCACATTATAGGTGTGCCACTTCCGATACAATCCGCATAGAAACGGGTAAAAGGAAGACCGTCATACCCGTCAGGATCATCTATGTAATCCTTCAAGAATAATGCCAAATGGGATTCATCTATAATGGAACTCTTATAATAATCAGCTTTCGCCATATTAGCTACATATACGCAATCATACCCGGAATCTTTCTCCAGTTTAATTCCGTACTTTTTCAGAAGCTCTTCTACTTCCTCCTTTTTGATCGGAACGAGTTTTTCCTTCTGCTTGGTAGCCTTGTTCTCAACTTCCATTTTAGAAACAGCCCATTCACACATCTTCTTAGAGAAGTGCCAACCGTATAACGACAGATAATTTTTCATTGCCGGAGGCATCTTGTCATACGTATCTAGTCTTTGTCCCATAATTAATTGCTTTTTAGGATAAGAGGGGATTTCTCCCCTCATACGATTAATAGAACTCACCGTTTGAACGCCTACGTCTACGCTCTCCCATATCTCCGTATATAGGGGATTCCGGGAAATAACCCGGCATACGACGCTCGTTCATGCCATCGCTGTCGTAGCGTCCATTCTCACGGAATCCCATTCCACCGCCACGCATTTCACCGCCACGCATTTCACTCATGGCCTTTTCATAACCATGACGGCAACCTTCACGATAGGCTTCTTCAACCTCGTTTCTTCCTCTCATTCCGAAATCACGATCATATCCATCGTGTTCTTCTCTTATCGTCCACATTCCCATAATTATTTCTTTGTTTTGGATGTTTCAATTACTCCGAGCTGTTCCATTAACTTCTGATTCTGTACAATGAGGTCAGCCATATTTCTGCTCATCTCCTGCATGTTCTTATCCATATTGGACATTTGCCCTTTCAATGCGGATATTTCCTGCTCCTGCTGTTGCTTGGCTGCAAATTCAGGGTTAAGCATGGCAAGCATCTGGTCACATACCCCAAGAAAGTTCTGATGATATTCCACGCTTTTTAGAACATCCTCACTCTTCTGTTTCATAGTAAGGACCTCGGTATTCATCTCGTCTCTTGACCCTGTAATCAGCATTCCTGTTTTAACATCATCAGCAATATTGGCATTAGCCGGTATCTCTTGCAAATTGACATTCTGTCCGTTTATATTCACGACAAAATCAATAACCTGGACAGGCTGTGGATAAGGCATGTTGGGAACAGTCTTATATATAGTTTTTATAGGGCTTACATTAACGACCTGCCCACATTCCAAACTTGGATTTGCACCTCTGTGAAGAAGATATAACGTACTGTTTACTCGTAAGTTCTGAAACATGATTGTTTAATTTTAAAGGAGTGTGGCTATTTCCATTTTGGAAAATACCACAAAACTCCATGTTAATTATTACTTGCTCCGTAAAGAAGCGGTTTCTACTGTAGGAGCCGGAACCGTTGTCGGTCTGTATCCGCCATTAACAAGATACAATTCGTTGGTGTACTTGTTGTAATGAATCTCATAGATGCCGGTTCCAGCCAAGTTTGCAACAGTTACAGGCTCATTGTTATAAGCCATCAACGGTCTTGTGTCCCCGTTAGTCCCTATCAGTATCGGGAGTGTTGCAGTCGTACCGGCAGGGATCGCCTGACGAAGATTGACATAGAACCCTCCGACATAGTCCCTGTTGCGGAACGCATGGTTAGGAAGCTCCAAAGTCACATTTTCAGTACCGACAGTTACAGCCACCGTAGGAAGAGTATTGAAATTCGCTCTTCCTATTGACGGAAACGAGAACGGAAATCCTGTAAAAAAGTTAGGCCACATAATTACCTCCTTTCTTACCAGAATCAACCCCAGTAGTTATTACAACCGCATCCGCTACGTCCGTATGCTGAGTCACCAACATAAGCACCGAAAGCAGCCGCACGGTAAGTATCCATGTTTACACCAACAATGTTAGGGTATTGAACTGGAACTGTGTTAGGTAACTTGCATTTGATTCCATCAACATCGCTTTGCAATGCTTGTAATCCTGCTGCAAGGGGAGCAATCTGTTGACCTACCGCATTCAGGATTGTAGCATTCTGATTACGTTGGGAGATTTCAGCCGTAAGAGTTGCCTTTTCCGCAGTAAGAGATGCAATCTTATCCTGTAATGCCTGATTCTGAATTGCATCAAGTTTGGCAAGGATAGCATTCGTGTTGGCAGTAGCACCGTCACGTAATGACAATGCGTTTTGGTTTGCAGTATTAACCAATGTATTGGTCTGGTTGCACATTGCAAGCTGACTCTCATATCCTTGTGTGGTTACAAGCTGTTTCATATCGCAGCAACAGCTACAGATTTGAGATGTCAGAGCGTTGTTACCCTGCATAATTGCGGTAAGGATACTGTTGGTATTCTGTCCCATTTGGTTGCCAAGACCACAGATTGCCTGGGATACAGAGTTAATACCGGCAAGGATTTGATCGGAAGAAGTGTTCACGGCTTGTGCCAGTGATGCAATATCGACACCGTTTCGGTTAAGTGTCTGCATGATCATCTCTCTTCCTTCGTTCGCTCCTTGATTGTTATTTCCGCCAAAGCCGAAATTGCCATTTCCAAAAATAGCCGCAATCACAATAAGCGCAATGATGTCTTGAAAACCACCATTGTTACCAAAGAAACCACCGTTACCATTGCCGCCTCCAAGCAGCCCCATCAAGTATCCGGTATCAATTCCTCTGTTTTGCAAAGACGGAAGAATAGAAGCAAGCAGACCGTTGCCTGAAGCCGCTCCACCGTCTTGGTTAAAAACATACGTTCTTTCCATAGAGATTTATACTTTTTTATTACGGTCAATATCAACCGCATCACAAAAGTATATAATAGAAACTGCGTAAATTAGAGCTCATTTTCAAGCGATTTGCGAATATTTTGCAGATATATTGCAATCATTTTGTTTGTTGTTTTTCGACTCTCAAAAGTAGATATCAGGTAACGTACACTGGCTGATGTTTTGCGAAGCAAAGTGGCGATCTGTTCAGGGTACAGACCGAATTCAGTAAGGAAGAACACTACAATGGAGCGGGCATCGACAACCTCAGTCACTTTACTTGATGAAAGGATTAATTCTGTGGAAACTTCAGTTTCTTTTCCTACAAGGTTCAATATTTCGGCAAAAATCTCTGACTTACACATGGTAATTAATTTTTTTGTTGTACTTTTGCCTTTGCCAATCAGTACATACACCAAAAGAACAAAAGCATACTTCGGAATGTTAAGGATATTATACCCCCTGACACAACCGATGTATGCTTTGGTGTATTAAAGTATTGATTGGCGTCAACTTTAATGTGTCGGGGGTTCTTTTTACTCTGCCCCCCAAAGAGCTACATTTGTTA